CTCCAGGGCATCCTGTAATGCCATCTGGGTATCGGACACCATCACATAGGAGCGCTGCCTGCTGGTCTTAATCTCAGTGGCGGTCTTATCCACGCTCTGTGGATCTGACAGGGTGCCGTAGGCCAAGTTGCAGTTAAACTCCACCAGCTTCAGCTGGTTATTGAATCCATTAAATAAAGCTGTATCTCGAATCTCTGGGCTGAATGTATCAATGAATGGCTTATCTGTAGCACCGGTATTGTAATCAACGTTACGATATAGACGCTCCTGGCCTCCTGGATATTCATATTTATCCTGATCCTGGTTGTACTTAAGTAAGGATGTGGCTATGTGCACGGCCAGTTGTGTGCCCTCATACTCCCAGCATATGTTGGAATACCGCCTGTCTGCCTCTTTGATGAGCCCAATTGCCCTGGAGTATACCGACACCCCAAGCGGACTGTCCGAATCGTCCGCATTGGCCAATGGTACCTTGAAATATCCGAACAGTAACCGATCCGCGCCCTCAAGTAACAGTTCTGGTACCAACTCGGACCATCTGTCAATAGAGTTGACCGCCACCTCACTGCCAAGGTTATAATCATTTGTAGCCACAAAGGCTCGGTTGGTAATATGCACCCGGTTCCCCTGCAGCGTATGCACTTCCAGTCTGGTATATATCTTCTGCCCCTTACGGAACTGCTCCGTGAATACGCACTGCGTAAGCCGACCAGAACTATCGAAACCCAAGGGAAAGAAGCAATCTGCTTGTACGAACTGTACTTCAATTCCCTGCTTCGTGATATATGGCTTCATAATCAGGCCACCTTTTGCGCATCCGTACTCAACATACCGCCGCAGATCCTTGATCACTTTACGCTGATATTGCTCATTCAGGTAATCCGCCGCTGGCCCTCCAGTCACCTCAGACTTAAGTTCCAACGTTACCAAGCGCGCAATCTCTGAGGCAATAGCTGGCGCAAGGTTGGCGCTGAACACATCCTTATTATTCACCCACGGTGACCTGTTTTCATACATCCTGGTCCAAAGTTCAATCATGTTTGCCATCTGGGACGTCATACACACATCCACCTGGGTGTCCGCATCCTTATTCAGGACATTCATGATCAAGTCTAACATCTTTGTGAATTTCGTCATCATCACCTCCTATCCGTATTTGATCAGACGGCTGATCTGCCGTTCAAACGTGTATTCAAAGCTATCCAAGCTATCAATATCACTCGTACCATCATCCAGCCTGACGTTCTTGGTTAATTCCTTGGGATCCCATACGGCTGTGCTTAGAGCATCCACAAGGCTCTGGCACTCACCCTGGATATAATAAAAACGCCCCTGTGCCATTAGAATAGCAGTGGCGTTGATCCTATCATTGATCTCAGTTTTTAGGGCATTTTCTACACGAACCCAGCCAAGACCGTGTTTGCGTAAGCTGGATCGGATCCCGGCTATCAGCGTCTGCTCTGCGTTGTCTGCATATACGGTTGTGATAAACCCGTACCGGCTTATGATTTTCTGGCAGAAGTTACAGAACATGGTTCCCAGCATCTCCGGGTCAATTTCAATCTGGTTCCCTTTCTCATCCTTGCAGCCTATCCATTCTGATGCAAGAGCGATCACATTATGATATCCCCTGGTGATGGCCGTGGCCGTGAAAGAATGTCCGGATCCACTGCCACCGAAATCAATTCCAAGGATAATCTCCATGATGTCCTTTGGCTTGTCAGTCAGGCAGAAGGCGTATTGTTTGGTACTTGTATCATCAGCAAACCGGCGGTAGATAAGGCCATTGGCCACCACGCGCATCCCCTTGATGTCCCGCAGGTACCAGATACTGTTCTTGTCATACCGGCTTTCAACCTCCCGTAGACGTTCCGGAGTGATGTTGATGTTGTCGTAAATGGTACAGTGCATGTAGTTGTATCCACCTGGGAAGTCTCCCGCATCTGCCTGTCGCTGGTACTTGTCTATATACTCCGCGTAAATGGGCGCCCTTGGGTTATCCGGATTCAGATCCCAGAATACTTTTAGCCGCTGCGCGGCCAGCTGACGGTTGAAGGCCTCTTTGATGGTGTTGTCATGATGCAGGTTGATCTCTGTTGCGATCCACATACCATAGGAGTTGCCACGGATCTTTTTATAGCTGTCTTCCTTGGCAGCACCGGCAAATATTACAATCTTCTGCTTTCCCCTTGTGTCCGGCCCCTTGATAAACAGTGCTTCATTGTCCTTGTACTTCCCCCAGTGGCACTGCCCCCGGAAGATCCATTCAAGGCCAAAACCATTGGCATCACCAATGTTAAGCTTGGCATTGGCCATTGTAGATCCAGTGGCCAGATGGATACGATCAGGCGTGGTCTTCAGTTCATGGGCAAAGGCAAACACATTGTCCACCGTCTTGCCGGCACGAACAGCACCCTCGGCCACGTTATACATGCAGGTCTCACATCTACGTATATACTCCTTGTGCTTTTCAGAAAAGTTAAAAGGGATGGTCTTTTTCCGGGTGAACCTATTAGGCACTGCCATAGATATCACCCTCTATCCCATCCATTTCCTCAATCTCCTGATTGTTACCTGTAAGCTTATCTGTCTGGGCCCGGAGTTGTGCGATCCGCGCTTTCTGTTCTTCGCTGGCCAGATCCCAACGCTTATGCAGCAACTCGTCATACTGCTTGATGAGCCCTTCCAGCGTCTTTTGGGCCCGGGCCTGCGCTTGCAGGAAATTGCCCTGCTTATCCCAGGCCTGCTGCACCTCCCAGCGTTCCTCCGTCACTGTATCGCCATCCTTATGGCCTATCCTGGTGGTTGTCACGTCATCCCGATCTTTGACATACATGATGGACTGTGCCCGGATGATGGCAGCATAAGCAATCTGTACCTGGTCCCAGAGGATGTCAAGCGGATCCGTGGGCATCTCCTGGATAATAGAAACGGTCTCCTCAGGCAAGTACTTGCTGAAGAAACCGAATTTTTCTGCGTTTTTATTCTGTTCTGGGGCCGCGCCGCCTTTATTACCAAGGGCGTTCTTACTCCCTTTAGGCGGCCCCTTTTTATGCGAACGTTCGCTTTTCTTATCCGAGCGTTCGTTATCCCACTTATGAGTACACTTCCAGCGGCGGACCGTCCCCTCTGGCAGATTCAGTTGATTTGCAATCTCAACTAATTTCCTACCTTCCCGATACATGGCCTCCGCCTGTTCTATCCTTGGATCTGGCGCCCTGGCCATGCTGATCACCTCTTTTATGTTTGTTTTGTAAAACAATGCTACTCACCCAGTGTCTTGGTGGTCTTATCTAACGCCAGCAGCATATTGTAATTCATGACTATCTCTGTTGCCCAGATTACCATCAAACGATAGTCGGCCAGTGTCTTTGTCTCCTGCATTGTACGTTCCCATATAGCCTTTGTAAGATCCATGTTCCGTTCTTCAATCACCAGCCATGCTGGCTTCACTCCTAATAACGGTTTCTTTGATAGTTCTCCCATGTTATCCTCCTTGTGTGCAATAAAATGGCACCCAACCTCGCGGATGAGTGCTTAAATAGCGAAGGCAGGATTTGAACCTGCGACCTCCGGGTTATGGGCCCGGCGAGCTGCCAGACTGCTCTACCTCGTATTAATGTGTACCTGCATCTAAGTACCCAGAATCTGGATACCCGATGCGCCAGTACAATGCGTTTTATGCCCAGGCATCGGCAAATGCACAGGGCTGAAAAAACAATACCCCACTACACCAATGCAGTAGGGAGAGTCAGCCGCCAGGCTGTGACACCTGACAGCCGTTGTATAATGGGGGAGGATGCTTCTGCCCTCTGGCTTCTGCATGATAGCATCTTAGCATGATTCAGGCGAACATGACCGAACATTTTTAAATTTCCTCAAAAAATCTATTATTCCTCACTCTGCAACTATCCTCCGTGAACTTCACCCGCCGCTTTGGCAACATGCGGTTCATAGCCTGTGCCACTTTCCACCACGGTAGCCCATCTATGTAATACAGCCGGAACATGATCCGCATCTCACTCTTCGGGATGGTCTGGATATACTCCTCCGCCTGACAGGTTAACTCCAACAGTTCTGCCTCCTTGCGCTCCAGGATCTGTCTGTACCGTTCCCTCAAGGCTTGCTTCCGGTAATAATCCGGTACTGGATAGCCTGTAATCTTAATACTTCCAATCGTACCATCTGATCGCGTTCCCTTGACGGTATCTGATACCTGATGAGGCTCCTCCAAGAATCTGTCCAGCTTCTTAATCCGCTGTCTTATGTCCTTTATCTCCTCTTTCATCTCGCAATATTGTATCAGCACCTCCTTGTCCATCGGCATCACCTCCCATCACCGCATGTCAATCTCAATGTCGCATTCATCTTTCAGCACCGCCCTGATATCATCCAGCGTGTACAATCCTTTATCAAACTGCCGGTAAAACTCCAGGCAGTAGTCCACAAAGCGTTGTTCCCGGCTCTTACCATCCACCTCACGCCGGATCAGCTGCCCGAAGTGATCCTTAAACATCAGCACCGGTATTCCAAGCATCAGAAGGAATGCTGTCTCTGCCGCATCATGGGTGGCCTCCTGTTTCATCCCCTGCATCTGGTCCCTGGAAAGATTGTATGTAGGCTGTTTTCTGTTCTGACGCTCTAAGCGGCGCCGTTCTGCTCGGGTCATAATATTGTCTCACTCCCTTCGGTGGCTCCCGCAGTCCCGGATCCGGGCAAGCCACTGTATATGTATAGGCCGGCATCCTGGCGGACCAAGTGTTTGGTGGCGGCTCCTTGATGGCTGATTCTGCGGAAGCCGCTACAGCTGATAGCCGCAATACCTTATTGGCCTTGACCTGTTTACTGTCTGCTTTCTTTTTCAATCAGGCACCTCCTCTATTGACCGCCACGCCACAACCTGGTCAAACGGTATCCTCCTGGCAGTATCCCGGTAATACCATTCCTCATCATCTGTTACAAAAAAACCTATTACCTCGTCCCCGCTCGCAAGCTGTATCTGGACATCTTCCGAACATCTCTTATAATGCGGAGACCTTAATGGCACATCTTCATCTATTGGAATCCATTCCTCCATGTTTCGCCATTCCTTTCGTATCGCAAATATCAGTTTAGGCAAGTAAGCGATACCACCGAGTTTTCATTTCAGCGGGTATCTCCTGCCCCTTGTTTCGCTCTCCTGTCCAGTGTGTTCCGCCAGCTTCTCCGTCACACAAAAAGCCGCTGGCCTTCAAACTGGTTCCCGGTTCACTCTGTAAAATATAGGTGATGATCTTCCGGTACCCCATATCCTTTGCGATCCGGCAGCATGCCCCATATAACATGCTGCAAGCATTGTATGTACCGTCAGTACATAATCTATTAATTTCACAGGTCAGACCATCATCCAGGTATCGGCTCACTGGCCTACCACATACGGCACAGCCTATTATCTGTTCTCCCTCATACAGCCCGACCGAAAACTTATGGCCGACTGTAGCATTATGATGGCGGTGATACAAATTTATAAAGTCACTGGCCTGTCTGAATGTGATTGGTTTAATTTCCGTATCCCTCACTCCTTCCAGTTACGGAAAATGCTAATCTTCATTGATTCTATAACATTTCAATTTTCTATCTGCAATGTTATATTCAAAATTCACTGCAACGCCATCACAATGCCAAACTCCGACCAAAAATGGCACACCTGCCCATGTTCCTATAGTTTCGCACTTTACAATTCCGTATGATTCAATTTCCGGGCAGTGTACAGGTTTTCCAGCCATTTCTTGTAATTCATGCTGAGTAAGCGGTTCCTTATTCATTATTCTTTTCACCTCCAAATGCTAATTCTCGTGCTTTCTAATTAGCTGTTCACATTCCTCCGCTGTTAATTTACACTGACAACATTGGCAATATTCTCCCGTTGCATCACATCCATAATCCTCATCATACTCATTCCCATTGCGAAATGGGATAACTATGACATAAGGGCAATTATAAAAATCCATATACTATTCCTCTCTCCAGAACTCACGGAAACTTTAAATTACATCAATGCCCACAGAACAACCATACTTATAACCCACAGTATTGTGATCACATTTAATGCTGTCTCGTCCCTAACTGGTGTCTTTAACCCTAAAGTAAAAACCATGACAGCCAATGCTAATGCCTGTGGGGTGCTGATATATTCTTTAATCATTTTCTTCCTCCCAATTCTAATTTTCCCCCTTAAATCCCTTACGTTCGCAATAAGCCTCCCATGTTTCTGTTCGGTAACATCCACTATACATGTACCGCTGCTGAAACTCCAACTGCGCCTTATTCGGCATAACTCCAAGCCGCTCATTGCGTTCCGCCTGAGCATATAAGTTGATTGCCTTATAGCCCTTTAATGCCTCCACTCTGTCCGCTGCGTCCTGAATATCAGCCGTAACCAAAATGTATATAAAAATCCGGTATGGCCTCACACCATACTTACCCAATAGCTCAATGGTGCGCCTGATTGGCTCGATCTGTACCTGTTGGTCGCAGGAAAAGCGAATGAACCTAATCCATTTCAGCCGCGCCAAAATGCTTGCAATCCGATCATCCACCAGCCGCGTATCCATCCCCTGGTTGAGATCAATCTGGTATATGCTCCCGATCAGGGATTCCAACTGTTCTATGCCGTATTCGCAAGCCAATATATTGTTATCCATCAATACCAGCTTGTCCGTGTCCTGTCTCACAACATCCTGCCAGCGCCGGTATGGCCTGATAGTTCCTTCTTTGTTAGGCACCACGCACCATCGGCAGTGATTGGGACAGCCGCGGGTCAGATACCCAATGGCATAATCGCAATCTGGATATATGGAGTAATCCGGGTACATGGAGTCAATTTCTGGTGGTAATGTCTGATCCATAGGTAGATCACGATATCCGGTCCCGCCCCGGATCGTATCATCTGGAAGATGAGGATTGTCCGGCGTGAAGTCAAATACCTTACTGCTGTATACACGGTCATAGTGCAGCACCGGCACCCACCACTCCACGGTATCTCTCTGCGCCTTATGCCAGGCTGATATTTTCATCAGCGCCAAATTAGGAAAATTCTTTCCATGCTTGAAATAATCTTTTTCCGCGTCATGTAATCCAACTATCATTTTTTTAAGGAGCCGGGATATCCCATCAACGGTGCGCACCGCTCCGGCCTCCTTTCTTAATCACTCAAATATCGATTTAGCCTACAATATACTTACAATCAAATAGCCATTTCATAGCTTTTAGAATAGACTGTTTTGTAATGCAATTATGGGTTTCTCTCTCCAGTACCATATGTATTGCAGTCAGTTTTTCCTGATCCGTATACTGCGGGTTTTCAATATCCTCAAATATCTTTAAATCTATTCCCATGTTCATCCTCCTTTGCTTCATACAAGCGCTGAGCTAATTCTTCTTTTTCGGATAAGGTGATAGCCTCAATCATATAGGCAAACGAAATTTGACCGCGAATCCATGGCAAGACCGCTCTATAGATAGGCTCCTCTGAACACCAATGGTCAACAAGGTTAAAAATTGTTTCCCTGACACGCTTTTTATTCATCATGGCTGATCCTCCTCTAAATCTGTGTTTTGCTAATTATCAATCACGGATATTTATTGGCAAAATGATTTTTAAATTCTCTCTTTCCCCTCTTCTTCCAGATTTGATGACAACTGGTTCATGCGGCTTATGCACTTCAATTTTAGCTATCTTTCTATTAGAATCATAGAAACTTATCGATTCCATGGCATCTTTAAGATATTTGGCATTTATACCAAGTGTAGTTACCAACTCTTCTTTCTTTATATCCTCCATAAACTTATCGACATTATAAAATTGTCCTTCCGGCTGCACATATCCAATTATGGACTCTCCGACTTGGGCGTAAAGACGGTTCTTATTTACCTCCAACTCAGCATAACTATCATATCTGGTGACCTTTGGTATCACTGGTCTTATGTAACATGTAAAAGATTCATCTGCTTCAACCAGTCCGGCATATTCGATGGATACCCGATGGCCATCCAATGCGGTAGCTTTTATAAACATTTCCTCCGCATTAATCTCCAAATATATCCAAGACATTAATTCATTTAATGCATCTTTATTAACAAATCTCTTTGTGTTATCAATAATTCTCTTAAACTCATTGGCATCTAATTTTACTTTCATTCCGCTGCCTCCTCTGCTAAATCCGTGTCTTTTACTGTCATTCCGCTCTCCGTTATTCTGGCACTCCCTTTTCATATCGCTCCCGTTCCCTGGCCTCCAGTTCATCCATAAACCAATTAACTATCGGCGCTGCTACCGGCTCCTCCTCCATGGTCGGGGCTGGTCCTTCCCACTTTCTGACCAGGTGGGTCCCATATCTGGCTTTGATCGCGTCAGCCTCGCTTAGAAGGATATCCCACTGGTCTGAATCCCTGGGTGGAACATTATCGCGCCACTTTGTCCAGAACTTTTGAGCATCCTTTAAAATTTTTGAAACATCTTTATTTGTCATATCTCCGCCTATCCAAAATCTATGTAATCTTCCACAAATGGAGTATCCTCTGTGCGGGAAAATCCTCCATTACCTGTATTCCAACCAAGATCCCAATCAAATCCATTCTGGTCTTCTGAAATCCTTTTGGAACATTCCTGGTAGTAAAGCCCAATCCCATCCCGGTTGATTCTGCCTGTCAATCTGTTCTTGTGTACCGTTAACAGTCTGTCACACCAAGCCTGTTCACCATCTTTCTTTTTGGGCCTGGAATATTTCAGTACTACATCAACTAAATTTGTGATATTGCTGCTTCCTGCTACATCATCATTTCCGAAGTCGTTTCCAGTTGATTTACGTGGGTGCGCAATTAGAAAAATAAGTACGTTATATTTCTTTGCCATTAGAGCAAGCGCCTTTACAAATTTTGTCTGTTGCCGGTATAGGTCTGATGCGATATCATCCGTGATCGCCGTCATGAGGTTATCAACAAACAGAACCCGACATCCGTACTGTATAATAGCTTTCTCCATGGTCTCCAACAGCCCTTCTTCCTCTTCTTCGTCCTGCGATATGATCCCATTGTCATATATGTACGCCTTTCCCCTGTACCAGCGTTCTATCTGCGGAATACAGTTTCCGTCAATGCAGTATGATGTGTATCCAAAATTTGACATCATGGCATTGATATTTTCACTCCCAGCCACTTGGAGGTCAAACCATGCGCGGAAATACCAGTCCATAAGTTCGCCAGAATAAAAAAATGTTGTATATCCTTCAGAAATAGCAAAGGTCCCGAATTGAGAAGCCAGCGTGGATTTTCCGTCTCCTCGCTCTCCTGTAATCAGGATGAGCTGTCCCAGATAAAATCCTCCTATGGTCTTATCTAAAGATGATATGCCACTTCGGATCTTCTCCAGTTTTGACAGGTCAACTCTCTGCACTTCTTCCATAGGCTTGATCCTTTTTGCCTTAATGGCCTGCGCGTTTTCCACGGCCATTCTGACAGCTTCTTTTCCGTGAGCCATAAGAAGTTCATTGGCATCCTTACAACCGCGATAATCGTCCATTCTGACGTGTTTCACGCATCCATGGAAACGCTGCTGCATCTCATCCAGTAAAGTGATATTTCCATTTTCACAATCTCCAAACACGATTAGTGTTTTGAACTTAGACAAGAAATCCCAGCAGTAGGGGATCCAGGTAAATCCCCTTGCTCCAGTTGGAACACTTACTGCATTCTCAATACCGGATTCCGCAACCGACAGGGAATCGATCTGCCCTTCCGTAAGAACCAACGTTGAATTAACCGGATTGCAGTGGTTCATTCCAAACAAAATTGGTTTGCAATCACTCTCACACCATTCTTTATTTTTATCTATCCCTTTCCGGAACTTACTGTTGCGGTATTTTATAAACTGGAGAATCTCATTTTCATCGTAGAACGGGAATACCAGAATCCCTTCATTGTCATTCCTAACAGTGATGTTATATCGGTTCGTGATCGCTTCTGATATGCCCCTGGATTCCATGTAAGTCACTGCCGCAGGCTTTACTACCGGCTTCTCTTTTCTGTGGATCTTACGAAAATGTTTCTTTCCGTTATAATATTCATCTACTTCCGTTCCAAGCGAGAAATCAAAATCCTTTGAGAGTGTGATCATGTTCCCATGGACCCCACAGCTTTCCCTCAGGCATTTGAACTGGCCCGTCTTAAGATTGATGGAGAATGTTCCTCTATCCTTTCCGTTTCTCCCTCCAAGACAGTAAGGGCATTTTTCAAACTGCAATTCATCTCCCCGCCGCTTACTTACTGCTCCAATTTCTCCAGAGAAGCGAAGGGCGTCATCTTCCTGAAATTCATATATCCCCATTTCTCCTCCTATCAATCATCCCACAGGTTGATTCCTTCCGTATCATCTTCGTCCAAAGAAAGCGCCGCAGGCTTTTTCTTTACTTCTTTATCATTCTTATATTCTTTATCATTCTTGTTAGTTGTCGGCTCTTTGTCAGGTCTTTGTCGGCTCTTTGTCGGCTCTTTGTCATCTCCCTTGCCACTGACAAGGTCACGGCTCTGATATTTCTCCCAGTTTACAATGGTTATGAGTCTTCCTGTCTTTGTCGATGCGTTTGTCAAAAAACCAAGTTTTTCAAATCTCTCAAGCGCGGTTCGCACATTTCTGATTGAAACCCCATCTCCACATTCCCTAACTAAAGAATTTAGACTTGTAATCAATTGTCCAGGCATGCAAGTAAACTGTTCGCCTTTCCATTCCCACTTATTCTCTTCATGATTTGCCAATAACAGAATCGTAATAAGCACGACCTTCTGTTCTGGAGAAGAAAGCTGCCATATGGATTTCGATTTCAACTCCCGGTATAACTTCACCCATCCACCATTAACCATACTCTCCATTCTCCAATCGCTCCTTCAAATCCCTGTACAGAATCTCCCGGATCAATCTGCCAGAAGTCTCTTCCTTACAGAAAACCACATTCATGTTGTAGCGGACCATCCAAGCCATCGCAGATGCTGTAAATGCATTTGCATTGACTTTACTTCGATATTTTCCGTTTATGAGATTCTCCCAGCTGGCATTTTCACACAGCAAATAAATCCTGCAGCCCTGGTCCATTGCGCGCTCAAATTCTCTCTGAAATCGCTGGCGGCCCTGTGCGAAGCACCTCGCCAGCTCATCCAGATCCATTTTTCTCTCCACTGCACAGATTGGGTTTATAGTTGCAGAAACATCATAGATCTTTGATCCATTTGGAAGCGTGGCATTGTAGGCGTAATCGCCATATGACAGGGTAGCCGGGGAGTATGGTACTTCAAATGATTCCATCCTCTTCCTGGATCGTTCCGTTGGCTGCTCTCTACGATCCACTAAGATCTCGAAAGACCTAAGCACTTCCTTTTGCTCAAATATCTCCATCTTACTCCTCAATCAAACGGAAGCGAATCATCTTCCCTTTCTGGAATCTGCATGAAATCATCATCCGCTACACCCTGTTTATTTACCTTATTATTTTGCAGAAGCTTATCTTTTGGTAACTTAAAAGTTTTTGATCTTATTTTCTCTACGGCACACATCTGAGCCAGATTGGTGGTCCTTTTTACAGTTCTATCATTTGCTTCATACTCTCGCTCATTAAATAGGCCGCCAACCAGTTTTCCTTTGAATTTCTTTTCATCCCAGTCAAAATGGTATCCTGGATTAGAATCTTCCAATGCCGCTATGACTGTTTTAAATCTTCTCTTAGTCCATCCGTCCTGTTCTGATCCATCGTCATTCGGAACGTTAAGTAAATAGTTGCAGTGCCATTTTTTGTCCTCTTGCTGCTGGTTTCTGTACTCATTGGCGTAAAAATCCTTATACTCCCCTTCTGCTATATCGCAACTGATCTTTATGTACTCTCCTTTGCTGTTTTCGCAGACCTCAGCCCCCATGATCCTAAGTACATAACCATCCTTCGGAAGCTGCTGGAAATCAGTGTACGCCTGAGTTTCGTTGTAATCATTAAATCTTTTAATTGCCATTTGCCTTCTCCTTTTACTTTAATATTCTTCCAATGCTTTGATTACAGTTGCAATATCATTCGGGATCTCGTCCTCCTCAAAGGCTCCGATCGGCGTCTTAACAGAATTGCGATCAGAATGCGTATGAAAAATATACTGTCCATCCTTACACTCTGCTAAAAGTACCGTTGTCAGTTTTGACTCTAAGACAATCTTGTCCAGCTTTCGTCCATTCGTTTTGATTCTGGTAAATACAATCCCATTATCATCAGAGATGGTTTCCGAATGTGCAATAATGATCACAGTTAAGTCATCGCGCATAGTTAAAGCATAATCTATGATCTCCCAAATATATGATGCGAGATCCGTCCATTTACCATATCCCTGAACCTTGACATTCCGCATTTCTTCCGCCACCATGATTCCATTGATCGTGTCAATCACAACTGTTTTGATATGTTTTGCTTTTTCTGATTCATTGATATTGTGGAGCACCTTTAATACGATTGACGGAAGATTTGTCTGTTGAAAGTTATTTAGTCCATCGTTATACTGCTTTTTCCATCCTTTCCAATTCAGCCCCTTTTTATCGCAATCAAAATAGAAGGTTGTTGCTGGGTCGAGATTTCGGCAGCTGGCAGTCTTTCCGGCCCCGCTCTCACCCATAATACCGATTACTTTTGCCATGGTCCCTTTTCCTCCTTTTGTTCCATTGCCGGCAGATGCAGGATGGTCGCCTTAATCTGCTGGATTACAGAACGGCTCTTTACATCCAGACACCCTGATTCAATCGCAATGATCTTGCCCATTAGTTCCGTTCGGTCGATCAATATCTGTTTCATTTTTCCAGAAACACCTCCGCTTCAAGGAATGCCATGTCCTGGAGTATCTGATTATAATGATCCTGGATCTCTGTACTGACCGCATCCATCGCTCTCTTAGCCATCCGCTCCCTGAACAAAGTCCAGACCCGAAAATAGTCTTCATAATCCATTTGCGTTTCTCCAATCCATAATGTATAATTAGGGTGTGTTAGTTTTTATTTCGTTCTGGATCCTTCGCGGTTGCCGCCGCTGGGGTCCGTTTTTTATATGTACTGCACTGGTACATCCTGCTCCGTTCAGGACACTTGTTCCGTTTCTGGCATGTCCCGCATACATCCCTTTCCATAGGCCTCACCTCCCTTCATGCCCCCATTACTATCAGCACGACCAGCGCAAATACCATCCACATCCCAACTCCCCATATGACCATGGGCACCACCCACTTGGCCAGCCGCATCCATGGACCGTCACGCCAGTTCCGGCGCCGCTTGAATGTTATCAGCCGCCTGTGGCCCATTACACTGGTGAGTACTGCCGTGGCAGGTCCTGTAATATCCAGGCGCCATTCATCCTGTCTCTTCAAGATTCGTCCTCCTCTCCCCTGACATGTTGTGGCTATCCCTCCTTTGTGTTTATCTCTGGGTAGCCTTCAATAAACTCTTCCAGATCGCTCCCCCGGATCTTTGTCCGGCCCAGCTTAAGCGCACGCAGTTCCCTTTTTCTGATCAGGTCATACACGGTGTCTGTGTTTGTCAATAGCACGGTTGCTACTTCCTCCACTGTGTACAATGGCTTATAGGGTTCTACCATTTTCCACATCCTCCTTCCTTTTTCCAGTTGCACACACATCACGCCACTCCTAAGTTCATCTGCGCGTTGGCTGCCTCGATCAGTTCTACCAGATATGTAGGAGCCTCATAACAGTCGATCAAATCATGAGCATCTGCTATATACTTCCGCTTCAGCGCCTTGTAGGATTTCGGTCTGCCACTGTCGTCATAGATACCAAACTCACGCTTGATCTGGTCGTAGATGTCCCGGTAGACCTTGGAGCGGATCTCTGTATCCTGGTACGCCTCGGACTGCTTGCCGCCCAGAACGGACACGCCCTTACGTTTCACATGGTTAGACAGTTCATCTGCTTCGGAACCGTACAAGGGGATGTCAAACTCCAGCTTGTCCATGCGCTGCTCCATCTTAACCTGCTTCTGGTCAATCATCAGGATGGCTTTCATTTCTGTGGACATGTTCGGGTTTTCGTAATATCCATTCTGCCGGATGGACGGGAGCACATCATCAAACACCCAGGATTCAAAACGTTCTGCACTCTCTAATTTACTGTGGGTGATGAGACGGTACATGTCGCCCTCGGGGATGACATTGACCTCTATTTGCTTATCAGGGTTCTGCGGGTGAGGTATTCCCTGTTTTAGGGTATACCGGCAATGCATTGCTACAGCATTGGCAGGTTTCTCGTATCCTAAAGCCCTTGCCACATCACTCGCCACAAAATAAATCTTCCCTTCAATCTCTACTGTCCTTACCTGTCCAAATTCCTCGTTGTTGAAAATCTTTATATCGTTCATGCGTCCTCCTTCTTTTCATCTGCAAAGTACTCCACCGGAACGCCGAAATACTTTGCCAGGATTAACAACTTGTCAAACTTTGGTTTACTACGGCCATTTTTCCAGTCAGATAGAACAGATTGAGCGATTCCTGTCTCTTTAGATACTTGATAAGACGTTTTGTTACTTTTCTCTAACAAATCAGCAAATTTTTTGTACAAAACTACACCGCCTTTCTTTAATATAACTGTTGAAAATACTACGGAAATGTGATATGCTTTGTTTACCAGACGAAGTAAATAACATTTCCGCAGCGTGCAAAGGTTTTGTAACGCAATTCCTTTGTATGCTCATACTATACTATGCATTTCCGATAATGTCAATAGTATTTTTCGGTTTTTCATAGTATTGTCTGCGGTTTGTGAAAGGTGGACAATTATGTATGAAATTTTTGAACAATTATTACAAAAGAATAGCGTAACGGCCTACAAAGTGTCGAAAGAAACTGGAGTCACACAATCTACGCTTAGCGACTGGAAACGTGGACGAAGCACTCCAAAAAGTGACAATATGAAAAAAATAGCTGATTATTTTGGTGTAAGCGTGGATTATCTCATGACTGGAAAAGACGAACCCAAGCAAAAAGCCCCTGAACTTAATGCACGGGATGAACGAGACATAGCAAAAGACCTGAATAATATTATGCAAAAACTCACTTCTGGAGAGGCGGGGCCCGCCAGTTACGATGGTGAAGAGCTCGATCCTGAAGCTGCGGAGTTGTTCCGGGACGAACTGGAGATAGCCCTTCGCCGTTTGAAAATCATAAATAAAGAAAAATATACTCCCAAGAAATACAAAAAGTAGGTGACGTTTATGGGAGAAATCGAACAAATAAAACGTCTTGTTGCGTATTACAAAGGAAATTATGCTACAAATGACCCTTTTGAAATTGCCGACCGCATAGGAGTCCTCTATCAGATAGGTAATTGTAAGCATGAGGGCTGTTACATGTTTCTGAAAAACCATCGGTATATATTTCTCAGCAACAAATTAAAAGGGATTGAACTAAAAGTTGTTATGGCTCACGAATTAGCCCATGCCATTTTTGACAGAAAAGAAAACTGTTATTTTATTCGCAATAAAACTTTGTTGCTTAATTCTAAAACAGAACGTAGAGCAAATCGGTTCGCGGCGTATCTTTTGATTGATGATGATCTGTTAGAGTATTATGAGAATTACACAAAAGAACAGTTTTGCGACTGTACGGGATTCCCTAAAGAGTTAATTGAACTGAGGTTAAGACAATGAACATTTTTACTTTTTTCAAGAACAGATGCAATAGCAATAAAAAAGACAATGTATTATCAGAGACATCAACCATTGATAGCTTTAATAATATTATAAAGCATAACTTGGAAGAACCTCTAGGTATCATTACAAACTATTCTCAAGACGGCTATGTATTAAGTAACATGGAGAATATTTTAGTTCCTCAAGCCATGGAAGAATGCCAAACAGATTTTATAAACACTCTGATTAAATTTAATTCTCCAGCTACGCTAAAATTAGTGCTTTTTGATAGTAGTTCTATTGTTTATAATATTTACAATCCAATTCCGCATATGTTAATTCCAGTTATGACGAACACAGATCTATGGGCTCGTGTGCTTGCTTTTGTATGCTCAGAAATCCAAGATAGAACATACAAATTTTTAGAGGTGGAAGCCAAAAATGTTGATAACTATAATAAAATAATCCATTCTGCAGGTGGAGAACAGTTACCCAAAATTGTAATTATTGTGAACGAAATTCATGATTTACCAAATACTGCCGAAGATAGTTTATTGCAACTGCTTTTGAAATCTAACCGTGTAGGAATATATTTAGTTTTATTTTCTAAATTTAGCATTAAAAATCTAGCACTTGGTATAAAAATGGATCTATTAAAAGTATACAGCGGCAGCCAGTTAAATCAGGTATTTAATTTGACTAATCAATTATCCGATAATAAGCAAATTAATCTTTCATATGACAACATGGATGGTCATCAGTTCGAGTATTTTTGTGCAACTCTTCTCAAAAAAAATGGTTTTGTAAACGTCTCTGTTACCCAAGGAAGTGGCGACCACGGTATTGATATTCTAGCAGAGAAAGATGGAATAACTTATGCTATCCAATGTAAATGTTACCAATCAGATATAGGAAATTCAGCTATACAGGAAGCTCATTCGGGAAAAGGCATATATAAAAGAGATATTGCCGTTGTTATGACTAACAGATATTTTACTAAGCAAGCTATAAATGATGCCAATGCTCTTGGCGTAAAATTATGGGATCGAACACAATTAGAAAAGTTTGTAAACAACTCTAAATAA